TAGCCATTGCGGGTTGAGCCGGTCGGAGTTTCCCCTTTTCTCCGACTGGCTCCCCGCCTTTTCGCAAAGGGAGCATTAAATGAAAATATTAGGTAGCAATCCAGGACTCCAAGAGATTCAACTCGGAGAAGACGGCCCAATCAAGAAGCGCGACAAGGACGGAACATTCCACGTCAGCGACGACTTGGGAAAGAAGCTCGTCAAGACCGGCGACTACGCGGCTACTGGCATTACCTTTCGAGGCGCTCAAGGTTTCTACTGCGAGCCCTGCAACTTCACCTCGCTGTTTCGCACTTGCGGGCGGTGTGGTTCAACTGATCTAATCGAGGAATAGTCATGGGCGTAGTAGCACCGTTTATCAAGACCGAGGGAATCATCTCCCCCTACGTCACCGTGACCGAGGTACTCAGTTCGGCTACGGCAGCATCGGTGGACTTTACAAACCTCGTCCCTAACGCCAGCCTCAACGCTCAGACCGCCGCTCTCCAAGAGCTCATCGTCAAGGCCTCGGCTAAGGCGGACAACTACTGCCTGGGCGCACTAGGTACGCTCTGCGCTACGGTCAACACCGAGAACGGTCGCTACTCAGCAAACCGCATGGGTCAGTTTGTTATCCAGCCCTACTTTTGGCCCATCGTCGAACTCAAGTCTTTTGAGTTTGGCTACGCACCAGGGTCGGGCATGAACGCCGTGACCCTCAACAACTCGAACACCTCAATCGAGCGTTATCAGTTCATCATCACCAACCAGTACGGCCTGAGCCAAGCCACCTCAATCGGTGGGCTCAACATGGTCGGTGGAGCGTTTGGTACAGGTCAGCAACAGTTCTGCCAGTACACCTACGTCAACGGCTTCGCTAATACGTTCACCTCTGCTGCAATCACCGCTGGGGACACTTCGCTTACGGTCGACTCGGTCGTAGGCCTTTACGCTGGGATGACCGTAAACATCTGGGACGGCGCGAGGGACGAGCAGTTCGTCATCTCGAGCTCATGGGACGGCACTAGCCTCACCATCCCCACCGTTAGTCCGTTGATCTACAACCACACCACAGACACCAACGTCTCTTGCCTACCCGCTTCGGTCAAGCAAGCGGTCATTCACTTCATCGTGGCTATGGCTAAAGAGCGCGGAGCCGGTGGACTGGTCATTAACGAACTTGGCGAGCCAGTCGGCACGTCATCATCAACCGTCACTCAGGCCTACGACGAGGCTGCGGGATACGACCTACTCGACGACTTCATCCAAGTCTGGGGTCGCGCATAATGTCTCGGGCCACAGTCCGCTCGGCGATTACCTCCTACCTGGAGAACGCCGACATCGAGTACCTGACCTCAGTCAAGCCTTTCCCACCCAAGTTGACTTTGGAGGGCGAGTTCTACAACGGTGCAGACCCCAACCACACCTCGGGGTGCATCATCTTTCTGTGGATAGAAACCGAGCGCGAGAACCGTATCGCTCTAGGTGGCGCTCACAATGGTCGCAAGGTCGTTGAGTACTCGTTCATTATGGACTGCTACTTTAGATCTGTAGAGCCATTGAGCGAAGATGCCGCAGCTCAGAATGAGGCTTTCCTAGATAGCCTTATCGCGGCCATCCGCGCAGACCGAAACGCCGGAGCCCCTGGCGTGGTCTTTGTCTGGGGCGAGGGACCACACCCTCAAGGCAACGGCCCCGACATCGAGGTCACTTCGTATTACCCGCGCAACCTCAAAGCAGGTTCGCAATTAACCCAAACCTATTCCAACATCCGCGTAATGGTGCTGGAAGAAATCGACTCATAAGGAGCATCATGGCTAAGTTCACATTCAACGGTGACGAAACTCTCATCTACTCAGACATCGACGGCGCAAGCCTTGAGGCTGTACCAGGTGAGTCATACGACATCAGCGCAGCCCCCGACGCTCGCTGGAGTGGCTTCACCGCAACACAGACCGTAGAGACCCCTGTAGAGGCCCCACAAGCCCCTGTAGAGCCCGCAACAACCCCCGCCTAACCCAACCCCCACAAACCAAAGGAGCGCCTTAAATGGCCTTTTTAGTAGCCAACAGTTATCTCGGAATCTTGCAAGAGACCACCCGAGGCACAACCCCTCCAGCCGGTACTCCGGTCTACATCCCTGTATTCTCGCCACAGGTGACTCCGATGCAGACGTTCTTGCGCGACGAGGCCCTGCGTGGATCACCTACTTTGGTCTACGACCAAGTTCAGGGTGTTCGTCACGACGAGTACGACGCGAAGTTCTACCTCTACGCTGACACTTTCCCCTGGTTAGTGACCTCAGTTCTTGGTGGCAATGACACCGTGACTGGCGCTGGTCCATACACCCACGCCATCAAGTTGTACAACAACGCCGCCAACGGTTCACAGCCCCGCTCATTCTCCATCATGGACTTTGACGGTGCGAACTACTTCACCATGACCGGTGCGCAGGCCGACAGCCTGGCATTGACGTTCGGTGCAGAGGCCGCAGCCGAAGCAACTGTCAAGTTCTTCGCTAACCCTTACACCTCAGCCACCAGCGCCCCAAGCCCATTCACGAGCTTGAGCCTTTCGACTGAGCACATGATCCCTGCTTGGGACACCACCATCTCAGTTGCCGGTACGACCTTTACCTACATCTCAACTGGTGAACTGACGCTCGCTCGTAAGACCGCGCCTATCTTCACTATGGGTACTCAGGCCCCGTTGACCAACTTTGCTGGTCCGCTCGAAGTCACCGGTAAGTTCACCGCAGTAGTCAACTCCAACGCCGATACCTGGTCGACGACCGCTTCAGCCACCGCGCTAACCCGCTCACCTCAGGCTGTTGTAATCACGATGACTGACCCCAACGACACCGGCCACCAGTTCAGCGTTACCATGACCTCAGCCCAATTCCACGATGTCAAGCGCACTCGCGGTAAGGAATACACCGAGGTTGAAGTATCATTTACGGCAAACGCCAACATTACGGACGCTTCGACTGGCTACAGCCCAATCGCTACGACCACCATCAACGGCGTTTCAACCGCTTACCAAACCGGCTACTAAGCCACCTAGAAAGGGGACACAATGCCACTCATCGAACTACCGAACGGTCAGAGCGCAGCCATCAAGAACCGAGAGGAAATCACCGAGCGTCAATCTCGCGTGGTCTCCAAAGCGTACCTACGAGCTGCAACCTCAGCGGTCAAACTGGCCGGACTGGGATTCGACGACACCGACCCCTCGACTTGGGGAGTCATTGGCAATCTATCGGAAGAGGACCAAGAGGGTCTCACGGCGTACCAGGCTGCGTTAATCGTGGCAATGGTTTCATCGTGGACCCTCGGGGAACTCCCGACCGAGGACTCTGTACTGGATCTACCCAAAGCGACTTTCGACAAGTTATCTGAGGGATGCGCCGACGAGTACAACCGCACCGAAGAGTTTGGTCCCGATGGAGTGAAAGACCCAAAAGCGCCTACCGCCGACTGAATCGGTTAGCAGAGGCGCTCAAAGGCAAAGAGGTCGAACCCGACCCCGAACTATTCGCGCTATGGCGTGAGTATCAGTTCAGGTCAAAGTTTGGTATCACCCACGAGCAGTACCTCAACGAGCCCGTCTACATCGTCGAGTGGATGACGGCCCTAGACAATCTAAACACGGAGCTCACAAATGGCTAGTTCAGTTGGTGTCAAAATCGAGGTCGATGACCATATGTTCATCGCCAAGATAGCCAACATCGAAGCCGCCTCCCTCGAAGCCGCGCGCCTATTCGTGACCAGGGGCGGTCTCATCCTTGAAGCCAACGTCAAAAGCGAGGGATTTAATCCACGCCCAGCCAACTCTGAAAAAAGGTCGGCCTCGGGTCGCATCTACTACACCGGACCAGCGACACCCCCCAAGCCCACTCAGCGCACCGGCAATCTCCGCAACTCATTTGTATATCGCAACACCACCCGAACGGCTACCGGCTACAAGTCGGAAACTGGAACCTACATTAAGTACGCGCCTTACGTCGACTACGGCACATCGCGCTCTCGTAAGTTTCCATTCGCTGAAGACGGTGTAGCTCGTATTCTCCCCCGCCTCAATGCCCTTGCTGCGGATCTATTTAGAGAGGCCCAGAACGCCTAATGGAACTAAGCAAAGTAATCGTCACCCTCTTTGCTGACACCAAAGAGTACATGGAGAAGATGACTCGGGCCGACGAAAAGATGGCCAAGTTCGGTGCAACCGCCGAAGCCTCTTCGTCCAAGTTGACCAGTTTCGCCAACAAAGCCTCGAACGCCATGATAGGTTTCGGGGTCGGTGCTATCGCCTACGGAGTCGATGCCGCCTACAAGTTTCAAGAGGCCCTGGACAAGGTCAAGAACCAGTCCAACCTGACCGACGTACAGTTAGAAAAACTGCGCGGCCAAATTATCGACACCTCGAACGCCACCGGCATTAGCGCCGAGCAACTGGCTAAGGCCTCGCTGATTATGAGCCAAGCCGGAGTCACCGGCGCTAAGTCATTCGAGTTAATGAACGCCGCCGCTCGAGCTGCGGTTATCACCAATACCGACGTGGCCTCGGTTACTCAAACCCTAATCTCAGCCCAGACCTTGCAGGTCGCTAAGGGACTCAGCGTTGTCGACCTGACCGGCAAACTCGTCGCTGGATCTAAGTCATTCGTCGGTGGACTTGCCGCAGAAGAGGCCATGCTCAAGGGTCGAGTCGGTGTTGCCCTGGCCAACTACGGCCTCAAACTTTCTCAGATTATTCCCATTGGTGCAGAGTTCACCAAAGTAGCGATGCCCGCTCGCTCAGTAGCCTCATTCGCTCAAGCCCTCGGCAACATCCAGAACCCCACTAAGGCCTACGCTAAGGGTCTCGCTAGTGTCGGTCTCAGCGCCGCGCAACTCGCTAGGGATGTTCGCTCGGGCAACGTAGTCCAGTTGCTCAAGGACGTGAACGAAGCCGCTATCAAGGGTGGCGGTCCACTCAGCCAATACACCAACGCCGTCTTCGGTAAGACCGGTGGCGCAGGGGCATCAGTCCTAATCAAGAACCTCCAGGACATTGTCAAGGTTCAGCAACAGGTCGCTGGCGGTGGCGCTACCTCGTTGGCTGGCTCATTCGCAGAGGCCTCTAAGCAACTCGGTCCACAGCTCAAGATATTCGAGCAACGCCTGACCAACGCTCTTATGTCAATCGGTCGAGAGGTATTGCCCGCGCTGTCTAAGTTGCTCTCTGGCCTCAACGCTTTCTTCAAGAACAAGGGCGCAGTCGAGGCTGTCGGAGTGACTCTGGGAGCCGCTTTCGCCGCGTCAGTTGCTCTCAAAATTGCCAACTTGGTCAAGGGTATTGCTGGTCTATTCGGTAAGGGCGCTCAGGTAATCGCTACCGATGCCAACACCGCAGCACTCGAAGCCAACACCGCAGCATTGACCGGAGAGACTGTTGCCGGTGGCGCTGGCGGAGGACTTGGCAACGGCAAGTTTCTTGCAGGTCTCGGACCAGCCGCTTTGTTTGCCACCCTCGGGGCGGGCGCACTTATCTACGCTGGATCACAAGGTCCGAAGCCTGGTACTGGTACGACTCAACAACAACTGCAATCTCGCTACGCTATGCCTTACAGCACTCCTACGCGCAACACAGTCCGAGTTAGGGTCACTCACTAATGACCGACATGAGCGCGTGGAACGGTCCCTCGGTCAATGACATTGAGGTAGACATTGACATCAAGGCGCTGGCCTCGGCCCTGCTTCAAGACCAAAAGTTCATCGACGCTGTAGCCAAGTCTGTCCGCAATCAAATGCTCAAAGACGCTCGCACCATGAAGACACTATTCCGCCAATGGGGAGGCACTAGCAAATGACCGCTCTGGCCTCGCTCCCTACGCTGTCGGTTCAAATCGCTTTCAACCCGACCAACCTGCAGACCCTTACGCAGACGTGGACGGACGTGACCTCCTACGTCAGAGACTTCACCACCAACTCAGGTCGCCAACACTTCCTCGACCGCATCGAAGCCTCGACCATCCGACTTACCCTGGACAACCGCACCGGCTACTTTCTGAACGGTACGACCAACGGCACAGGCGCGGTGATCCGAACTCGGCTGCCCATAAAAGTCACGGCCACAATCTCGGGAACTACCTACCCTGTCTTTTGGGGACTGACCGAGAGCGCGGAAGAGCGAACCGCCGACCAGCTCAATCAAGACATCTTGCTCACGGCTACGGACAACTCCAAGTACCTGTCGTTGCTCTACGCAAACCGGCCTAACTTTTACGCACAGTACGTTAATGCGACTTACGACCAGAACTATTACACGCTCGGAACGACTGGCCCCAACGACCAACTTGGAACGAACAACGGTGCGATTGTTGGGCCGGTGTCGCTCACGCAACAAGGTGCGCTGCTTTACTCTACGGACACCTGCCTTGATTTAACCAACGGCGGAGTCTCTACCAACGTAGCCTTCTTCGAGCCTTTCGGTAGTACGCAGTCATACGCAACCGGCAACTCCATTGACTACTGGTTCGTTGGCCAAAACGCAATCAGTCAAACGATTCAATCATTCGGTTGGTCCGGACAAAACTATTACCTTGCGACTTCTTACTCCGGCGAAATAGTCTTCTACGCCGCCGTTGCCAACGCAACGATTTACCACACCGGCGTATCTGTTGTGGATGGATTCTGGCATCACATCGGTGTTTCCTCTTACACCTCATCAGGAACGACTTACCTCTCGGTCTATGCTGACGGCAACTACACCCAAGTCGGTAGCGCATCAGGAACGCAGCAACTCACCATTTATCAAATCGGCAACTTTTTCGGTGCTAGCCCACTCTCCGCATACATCGACCAAGTGGTAGTAGGCAACACCGGCCTGACGGCCAACAATCCAAACATCATCAACCGTTGGACTGCTGGCAAGTTGCTTACTCGCACCATCGCCTCCGGAGACCGTATCGCTGAGATACTTACGCTCGCCGGATTCGGAACTATTACGGCGGGCGCTCTAGTGGTCCCTAACTTCTACGTCAATGACGTAGCGTGGAACCAGTCGGCAACAATAACGTCGATTAGCGGAACCGGAACTACCGCGACCGCAACCGTGAGCTCAAATCCTTGGACGACTGGACAGCCAGTTTTCATTTCGGGCAACAATTACTCCGGCACAGTTACAAACATCACTTGGGCGTCCGGAACGGCTACTGTCACCATGAGCGCAACTCACGCTTTTGTTGTTGGAACCAACGTGACTATCAGCGGATCTAGCGTTTCGGCTTACAACGGAACTTGGGCTGTCCAAACCATCGGCTCAAACACCTTTACGTTCTCGTCCCCTTACGCTTCATCGCCTGGAACCGGAACTGGTGGAACCGCCACAGGACCGTCTTATTACAACGGCCTAGCAACAGTTCTTACGGCAACTTCGAGTCAGTTCACTTTTGCCTCGACTGGAACGGCAACCATCTCGGGTGGAACGGCTTCAATTCAATCGGACGGCGCGTTCTTCGTTCAGGGATTCCAAACAGCGGTCACAAGCTCGACGGCTCTAGATCTCATTCAGCAAGTCACCGACACCGACGTTGGCGCGTTCTTCCAAAAGCCCGACGGCTCATTCGAGTTCGACGACCAGGCGTATCTCTACACCCCCACCAATAACGCCACCCCTAGCGGTGACTATGTTTGGACCGACATCAGTATCCCAGGTGTCACCACTACCACAACCTTCTACGAGCCCTCGACCCTGCAGGTGCTTCGAGACGACGCTGACGTTTGGACCACGGTGAAAATAACGGCCCAAAACGGTACGGTCCAGACCTACGAAAACACCACCGCCGAGCCCCTGTATGGCTACTCGACTCTGACCAAGAGCAACGTCGTATCTGTGACCAACGAGCAAGCCAACCAGACCGCAATCTACCTTGGCAACCTCTACCAGTCACCACTGCCACGAGTCGGCAACGTCGAGCTGCGAAGCCAAACTAACAACGGAGCGAACCTAGTGCAGATGTTAAAACCCTACCTGAACGACCAAGTGCAGTTCCAGCGCACCCCCAACGGCGCTTCAACGCCACCTGCCACGAACCCTGGGTCGATTAACTCAACAATGACCATCGAGAGCATCCGCCACGACTTCCAAGCCGACCCTGGCTACTGGCACACCTCGTTCACGCTCGACCCCTACCCCAAGCGCGGTCAGAACTCCTCGACACAGACGTTCTTTTTACTTTTCGACGATGCCACCTACGGCAAGTTTGACACAACCAACGGGTATCTTTAAGGGAGACATATGCCACACAATCCAACCTCAATTACCGCATGGAGTACAGCCCAGCAATTTAACTCTACCGAGGCCGCAACATCCGCTCAGTACAACCAGTTGGTGAACAACCTGTCTCTGATGTACGCACGTCCCTACATCACGCTCGTCAATACGGCTGGTCAGACTCTGGCGAACAACGCCGCTATCTTCACCGGTGGCTCGCCAACCACCATGACAAACAGCCCGGCCTCGCTCGCTGGTTCAATCACCTACGCCTCGAACGTTCTAACGGTCCCTGTGACTGGACTGTATCGAGTCACGATGAACCTGTCGGTGGCTTCTCAGGCATCCGCTGGTGTCTACCAAATGGGCGCAACTTTCAGCGGTGGAACCTCTGCAAACAACCATGTTTTTTTAACACCAAGAACAACGACCTCGACCACTATCAACACCAGTTCGGTCGGTTCTTTCTTGGTGCAAATGCAGACCGGCTCGGGTGGTACTTACCCTAACGCTTGCTACTTCACGCTATTTACTACGGCCAACGTGACGGTCAACGGTGCATCCTTGCCACTCAGCAACCTAAGCACCTTTGTCCAGCTCGAGTACTTGGGCGCATCTAACGGATCTATCTAAGGAGAAATATGACAACCACAC